AACATAGTGTCAACTATCTGTTTAGCTGGTCCATCTATATCATTAATATCTACTAAATCAGCTATTTCACGAGCAGCTATACCTGTATCTCTGAGTTGTTTCATTAACGAACCTAAAACAAGGTCAGCTACGACTACATTTTTAGATGTCCAAATAGCTTCTCCATCAACTATATCAGGTCGTGCTTCTAATAATTCTTTTAAGTATTCACCAGCCGACATGTCAGCAGCATTTCTACCTTGTGTGATTCGTTGGTGTGCGTCAATAGATTCTCTATATGTATTAACTAAAGTTTGTCTACTACCTTTAGCAGCTTCTAATTCTTTAGCAAACTTATCACTACTCATTAGTCCACGCATAATACGTTCGACTGTAGCGTCATCTGTTGCTCCTTCTTGTGCTATACGCTCACGCTCAAGTGGTCTGGTTACAGAACCTGTAGCTCCTTCTTCCTGACCCCACTCCTTGCGAGTTCTTGATAGCTGTTCACGAGCTACCTGTGGCTCTACCTCTGATGGATGTGCTCCTTGGTGTGCGTCAGATATAGGTGCGTTTTTGTCAGCTCTAAATTCAGCTTCTCCTTTACGCAACTGTGCTACACCAGCTTCTACTGTCTGGTCTTTAATACTTTTGTTACGTTTAACAATCTGTTCTATTACAGGTTGACTACCTTTCTTAAGTGTGTAAGCTAATCCGTCAAAGAATAGACCAAAACCCATACCTTCTACAATGTTTTTTATCTTCATCATAACAGGAGAGTCGGTATCCTTTGTGGATATAGGAGTATCAGCCCAACCATATCTATCACGTAACGCACCTAATGCGTTCTGCTCGTCTGACTCTTTAGATACAAGGTCAGACACAGCACCAATAGCTGCACCTCTAGCTAGTGTACTACTTGTAATAGCAGTTAAACCAGCTGGTATAGATACAATTCCTGTAGCTGCAACACCTTTAGCTGCTGCTATTGTACCAACTGCTAGAGATCCAAAGTGTACTAGACCTCTCAGTTGTTTACCCCACCAAGTTTTAGTTTCGATAGGGTTATCATATGCGTCAAAAGGTGTCCATTCTGGTTTATATGTACCAGTCTCTTCCCTCTCTCGTTGCATTTCTCCTGATAACGCATCTTTTGTACGCTCAGGAAAGGTGGCGATAGAGGATGCAGTATCTTGTAAACCACCTGATAGGATGGACTGACCCTCTTTTATAAAAGCTTTAGCTCCCCAAGTTTCCGCATTTCTGGGATCTTCTTGTTGAGCTAAGGCTTGCTCTTCATTTACTGAAGTTTCTTCTATAGCTGCTGCTCGTGCATCTTCTCTTTCTTTGACCTCTTTTAAATAGTCTTCAACACGTTCAGCAGCTAAATCGACATTCTCGTCGGTTATTCCATAGGAATCAGTCATCTGCCTCTTAGTTCTCGTTTACTTAATTTAGATCTTCTTAATTTTTCTGCTTCTGCTTGTTCTTTATCTTCTTTAAGAAGTTTGTCAAGGTTTTTCTGGTATCTTTCTAAGTCACTAAGTATTACTTTAGCAACATCAGCTTCTAAGTTTTGAAACTGAGCAAAGTAATTATTTTTTAGATTAGGAAATACTTGTTTAATAACTTCGTTTTCTTCGTTTGTAAAATTAACTAACTTTCTAAAGTTTTTAGTTTCTTCAGTTACAGCTCCACTAATAGAATTAGTACGATTAGCATTTAACGACATAAGGTTAATCACAGCTAAACTTTGTTGATCTTCTGTAAACTCTTTGTCTAAATCTATTTTACCATTTTTATCTAGATAAAGTATTTGTTCGTTAGTAAGTTTGTAACGACCAAAATCTGTAGAACCACCTTTTGCAAGGTTAACAAGTTGCTTTCCATTAAGCCTAGTCAAGCCTTGTCGTTCTGAAGTAACAGTACCACCACCTCTTGCAAAGGTAAAAGTAGTATCCTCTATTTGACTTGTACCACCACTTCGATTGATAGCGTGTTGAATTAAAAATTGTTTCATTTTTTCACCTTCTCCTGTAGAAAGGTGTCGAAGATTTTTTTGAGCAGTAGTTTTGTTTTCTACATCGTTAACTTCGTGGTAATCTTTTAGAATCTTAGCATTAAAGTTCATTAACTTTTTACCTTTCTGGTCATAGATACCAAGTTCTTTACCTCGAACTTCGGCAGCTTCATAACCATTTAGTACTTTAACCTGACCATCTTCTATAACTCTAAAACGTAAGTTCTTATAAAACATTCCTAATTCTTTATTTCTTTCTCCACCAGTATTAAGATAATCAAATAACCTATTTACATCTTCTCCTTCAAGAGCTGTTTTACTATATAGTAAATCATTATTTTTACTTACCTGTTCTCTAAGTTTTAATAAGTTACCAGCAGCGTCATCCATTCTTACTATAGCTGGTGCTTTTATAATTTGGTCAAACCGCTTTCCCATATCATCAAAAATTTCCTGACGACGTTGTTCAAATGTATATTGACCTGAGCCTACAGCCATTTCTAAAGCTGCAAGATCTTTACCATTTTCACCATACAACAGTCTTTTAAATTCAGCCTGTAATCTTTCAACAGCAAGAGAATCAGTAAGTCCAAGTTTAGTTATAGCTTCTAAAGATTGTTTTTCTCTATAGAATAAATCCACTTTTTCTAAAGCGTCATTAATTTCAGATGCAAAGTTACCAACAGTTAAAACTCTTTTATCTCTAACTCCACCAGTATGTGTCTTATTGTGCATACTTTCTAGGTCTTTAGGAATCGGAGTTTCACCTTCTATATACCAGTCAGCTTCTACAAACTCTTCATACAAACTTCGTATCTGTGAGGTTTCTAATGTACCATCAAAACTAGCTTGCTTTAAAGGTTCTATTTCATCTCTTTCATACTCCCTAGCTTTGACCTTACTTGTAGTTACTGCCTGATCGTGTATTTCTTGCTTTTTAGTGTTTATAATATTTCTAAGTTTTTGTACTCGTGCATTAGCGTTAGCATAAAATAAACTATTTTTGTTTTTTGTTTTATCTAAATATTCACTATAACTTTTATATGTTTTATTTGGTTCGTTAGTAGGTGTAAAAGGTAATTCATCAATTATTCTTAGACCTTCGTCGGGTTCAAGTGCACCTTTGTTAACTAACTTTCCGGCAGTATCAAAAGCAAAGTCTAGTGACTCAGCACCATCAAAGTTATTTTCTTCTTTAATTTGAGCGACTATACCTTCCTTACCATAAAAATTAGATTTTGACTGTTTAACAGCCTTAGTAAATCTTTCACCTACAACTCTTTCTCTTTCGGTTTTTTGTCTATCCTCTAATGTATAAACAAATCTTTGTTGTTCTGTATCAAGTTGTTTAACATATACTGGTAAAACTTTTTCAAATAATTTGCGTTCAAAACGAGGATCGGTAGGATCACCACCTGACGCAATCCAGTTATACGTTGCGGTTCTATATATACTGTTTAAAGTTCTACGTCTGTACTCTGTCCATTCATCTTGTGAGTTTGCACTATCTGCATTATAGTTATCTAAAACATCACCTATAACTAAAGGTCTGCCTTGAGAAATGTAGTAAGACATATGCTCATCTGCTTTACCATCTAACACTTCGTCGGGAATAAAACCTAATTGTAAACCTAGTTTTTCTGCAAGTTGTAAAGTAGTATCACGACCAATCTCACCTAAAGCTAGTGCTTCTTGATAATCTCTGTTATCTTTTAATCCATCAATAACTGTGGTTTGTTCTTCTTGAAATTTTAATCTTTCGTCTTTAAGAAACTCTTTACTTAATCCGTCAGCTTGTTTAGCTATCATCTTTGACCGGAGATCACCTCCTAACTCTACAAACCCGAAAAGAGACTCTAGCCGTTTATCCGTATTCTCGGCGGCTAGTTCTTCTATTTTTATCAGTTGGTCAAAAAGATCTTTAGTGTCCTTTATTCTTTCTTTGCTGTCTTCATTGACAGCTGTAGACATATCAGCAGAGGTCTTGAGGTAATTAGTTTTACTTATATCAGGAACTGCATCTCGTGGCGTACCTACGACGTTCTGAAATGATGAGCTCATACGACCTCCATCTTAACATCTATCTTACTGTAATCAACAGTGAGGTAGTTTTGATCTATTCCTACAGCCATAGGATTCTTTTGTACAACGTCCTGAGCCATAGCTCCACGGAATCTTACATCCTGACCTTTGTAGTTAAACTCGTAGATTTTGTAACCTTGTGGTGATACACCAACTTCTTCTACATTTTCTTTTAGTTTTATGTCAGACCAGCCCTCGCCGGGGGTATAGAATCCACTTGCAGCACTTGCAATCTGTAATCCAAGTTGTAATCCACCTGTCAATCTATCTGTTGGAGGTAATTGAACTGGAGCACCAAACGCTGGAGGAATACCTAGCTTTTCTCTAGCACCGGCATTAGCAGCTTGGAACTTACGTCTTGCACCTTCTTGAGCATACGCCATGTTTCTACCGAACATGTTACGTGTTATACCTTCTATCTCTGATTGACTTCTAAGTAACCCTTGGTACTGTTTTCTACCAAATGTTCTACTTCTACCACCCTCGTCAATTTTCTTTTTACCAAAGTAGGCTGCAACGAGTTTTTGATTTCTTAAACGACCCTTACCTTGAGTATAAATAGCTCTTACGTAAGCGTCACTGAGGTCACGGCTGTACCCCATTACATTTCTGTTTTGAGCTCTTGCTAAACTTGTCTCCTTGTTAAAGAACATTAAGCTCTTTTGTTGGAAGTTAGCATGCTTTTCTTTGTTTCTTTGTCTGGCTGCTCTTCTAGCACCAGCGTTAGCGTCTATGCACACGGCAAAATTCAATAAATGTTACATTGTTCGGCCCGTGTTTCAACTTACGTAAAAACTTAAAGCCAAGAAACTTTAGCAATCTAAGATGTGCCTTGTTTCGACTGTCAACTATATTCCAAAGTAAAGGTTCCGTACGGCTATCGACGAACCGTTTTGCCTGTCTTGCGAATAAAGTCGGTTGTTCATGGATTACATTGGTGCAGAGCATCCAAATATCGCCCTTTCTACCTACGCCTGCCATACCAGCAGCCTTGCCGCTAGGCGACGTAAAATAGACCGCAGAGGGGTCAAAGGACATGGCTGCTAGATACGTTAGGGGATCTAATCCATGGCCCTCTGAGATCTCTCTGAAGTCGTCTGAGCGTAAATTGCAGGCCACCTCTAGGGCAGCCTTTAAAGTTATGGGATGAATGTATTTACTTGAGGTTTTCATATATCGGTTCTAGCTTTTCTATTGTGTCTGCCATCCAAGGTTCCCAAGGCATTTGTTTCATACCTTTTTTTACATAGTTTTCATACCATCTATTGGTTTTCATTCTCCAATAAAAGTATCTAAGTTCTTTTTCTGTTAATTGTACGTTATACACGGCGGTAATATTTGGGTGAGTAATCCCCTTCCCATGACATTGATCTTAATGTAGCTGGGGCAGGGTGTGATGATGTAAGGGTTATGTCAACATTTGTATTTTTTTCGTATACTGGTACAGTCTGTATGTGCTCTTCTAGATAAGGTGCTCTTGAAGCATTATAAATATCCATAATTGGTGATTCATATACTTCTGTATAATCATTTTTACCTACACGTTCAAGTGTGGTTTCATATAAACCTATCTTACCGAAATGAAACTTGACTCTATGTAAAACTAAAGAAGAGTTTACATCAGCTGTAGATCGTTGACCTTCTATTTTAGTAGGGTAAAGTGTTGGCAACTTAACTTGATATGGATATAAATAACCTATTGTAAGTGTTACACCTTGCCAGTTACCCGGTACAGTAAAACTTGTACCTGAGACTGTGGCCTTTGCATATCTGCCTTGACCATCTGTAGGAGCTGGTGTACCACCTTCATCTATTACAATTAAATCATGATTAGGTGAGGTCACTGAGCTTAACCAACTAACACCAGAAAAGGTAGTTAGATTTGTAGCTGCGTCAAAGTTACCACCACTAACGGTAGTATGATTATCTACATGTAATAAAAAGTCTACATTATCTATACTTGTTGATGGATCTGAGTCATCCTGTACAAGTTTGATACTTTGTAAATAGTAATCGCTATCTAAAAAGAAATACTCATCATTAATAATAAAATGATAAATTAATGGATTGTTTAGTTTCCATTTAAACCATGCAGCTTGCACTCTTTTGTCAGCAGACTGAAAATATTTATATCCAAATACTTCATCAGTTCCTGTTTTACCTATTAACACAATAGAGTTTTCTCTAGAGTTAGTCATTAGGTCAACATCTTTTGGTAATAAGGTAGGTACAACTTTACTTACCTCTATTACATTAGGTTCTCCTTCACGTGCTGAGTTAGCCATCTCGTTGAATCTACTAAACTTACCAGAGTTATCTAAGTAAGCTACTGTAGTTCCTAGAGAGATAGGAGGCATGTCTTCGTTATAGTTAAATGTAGCTATGCTTCTCAGTTTAGCTGTATCAGGGTTAAATACTGTATCATCAGATGCAAGTAAAAACTGTTGGTTTGTACTAAATACAAGCAAACCAGCATTGATTTCTATACCATCAAATAAATCAGATGGAAACATAGATGCTGCTGATATATCTACAGGGTCAGCTACTGATACTGTTAGAGCTGTTTCTATAAAGAAGTTAGGTTCTCCTAACGTACCCGGTCTAGATGTAACAACATTTTCGCCTGCTAGAAATGCTAGTCTGTTACGAAAGAATAACACCTTGTTGATACGCTTACCTAGAAATGATGGCATAGGGTTTGTAAATGTATCACCTACATCTCTTACACCATATGTAAACTGTTTTACAGTAAATGTAGTCGTACCTGTACGCTGTATAACTAAAGGCATGTTAGTCAGGGTTGTAGTGATACCCGGTAAAGCACACTCAGTCCACGATCCACTACCATCTTTATCGTTTTGACCTTCAAATTTTAAGTAGTAATCATCTTCTTCTGATCGTAGTGCATTAGATACTTTAACTATATAACCATGTTTACATTGGTTTGGTAAGTTCTGTACATCATTGACTGATCCTTGCATGACTCTCATTAGGTCATTTTCTACAATATTAACTGTAAATGAATTAGAGCTAGATAGATAGATACCATTACCTATTTGTTTACCAGTAACACCACTAGGTAAATCTGATATAATACCACCAATAATTGTGTCAGCGGTTACAGCTGTTTGTGCATCAAAAGGTGTAG